TAGTGGTCCGTCGAATGCAATATTCAAATACATTTCCATAAAGCACGCTCTCATCATACAATCATTGGGTTGGGAATTAAAGATGGTAGTCAATAAACTCCCAGAATTATTACCGTGATGTTTAGAGTAAACAATCCAAGTTCCTACTAACGAATTAAATAGGATATGGACCGATTGTAACAACTCGGAAAATAAAATAGCCCTCATGTCAAAGAATTCGTCCTTATAAAAGTCCTGCATAGTATAGAGCAATACTCGAGCCCACTGATTAAGGATAGCTCCGTCATAATTACTCTGGTCTCCTTCTCGCACGCGTTGGCCTCCAAATGGGAACAAACGGTTTCTTAGATGGGCCCATTCAGGTCCTTCCGGATTTATTCCCACTGCACATGAATTATCATTGTGCGCTGCCATTGTTGCGGCGACGAAATCGCCCATGTACTTTTTACAGATATATGTTAGGGCGCATGGTGATATAACGAACATGCGTTGCTTCCCTTTTAATACTTTTTCTGTCAGTACACGAGCGTCCTTCTTACAATCTTGCCAGAAGAACATAGGGCGTTCACCTTTCAAAAGCTTCGCTTCTGCTTCGTTAACAGTGGTTCTGAATTCACCATCTATAATAGTTCCGTTTTCGAAATCCATAAAATCTCTTTTACCTGCTTGTTTTGCACGGCGAGAGAAAGGATACCCCATAGAGGAGTCTTTATTCAACGGACGTATATAATCAGTGTTTACATTGCCAGTTATAATTTCAGCTTCAGTTTGCAATTGTGGTTCGCGCTCTTTGTATCGATCTAGCGATTCATTCCAGAGTCTACGAACTCTCCAGCCTACTGCTTCTTCAATATCAGCGGCGAAGGGGACGGTCATGCGTCCATACTTTTCCACCTGCTGTTTGCACGGATCGGGAATTCCTAGTCGTGCAACTTCTTGTCGCGATAGTGTTGGTCGAGTGGTATGTGGATGTATCTTATCAAATGTTGGTAACTTAGTATACATAGTCTTTTCTATGGAGCCTGGAGACACCGAAGAAGCTAAGAATCCTATTGGCGTTAAGCAACGATCTCCAGTAGCTGGAAAAAGCGCATCGATCTCGATCCTAGTCAAATCAATGGTATCTATTAACCGCACTGTGTCAGGCATTTCTGGTACCTCAGCGGCCTTATCTACATAACCAAAGACTTGCTTGATCTGAGACGCAACAGTCCCAATAGCCTCTTTTAACTCCGA